AAGCAATAGAAACAATTTCTTTTGCAGTTAATGAAAAAGCATCTGTTGATGATTTAAGAGGTAATCTTAAAGAATTAGCAAATGACTTTTTAATGAATTTTGATTATAGAATTTTTGGCAAACAATTAAAACCAAAATCAGAACAGATAGATGTTGCAAAAAATACTACGGAGAGCAAAATGGCAGATATTACAGAAGGCTTTGGCCCAATGACTGGTTCTGCTAAAACAAGTTATCAACCACTAGATAATGTTAAACTTGTTGTGAGACACAAGAAACATGTTGATGAAGAGATTAGAGGAGCCAGAAGTAGAAACATATCAAGTTTGTTTATTCAAAGAGGCGATGAAAGATTTAAACTTCCAGAAACTAATCTCAAAGCGGCTCGAGCAATGATGAGACATGTTAAAAACGGAGGCGAAGTTTTTGACAGTATTGGAAATGCTATCAATGAAATGGCCAAACAACAATCCAGTTTAAGAGAGTTTGTTAGGTATGTGAGAAAAGCAAAACTTGTAAACGAAACTAATGAAGAATATGTTTCACTAGCAATAGAGAATATAGAACATATTAGTAGAACATTTCAAAAACTATCAGGTGTAAAAACCTATGCAAGTGCAGTTGAAGAAGTTGATAAGTTTTCTAATGTAGAAGTCTTACAAGATGACTTAGACTTAGAAAGTAAATTTACAGAAACACACTTTGATGACAGAGTTGCAAATGTCATAGACACTATAAAAAGTGCTATGTCAAGAAAGTCTGCATTTGAACATGCAATTGACGAAGCAGTCAAACTTGAAACATTTGCTAATCTTAAAAATTTATTATCAGAAGGCGAAGGACTTGAATTTGCATCACCAGGTGCAAAATTAGGACATCAAGTAAGTCAAATGAGTAGTATTGCACATGATAATAGATTGGGTGCGTATTTGTCAGGCATAAGTAAAAAACTTCATTCAGGTGGTAATTTATCACAGCATGAATATACCACTGTTAAAAGTTGTTTACTTGGAGCACATGGCATGAATAACAACAACAATAGTGTAGCAGAAGATGTAGAGCGGAATTACGAAAAATTCATAGAAAGTTTTGTAATTCTTTAAAAACTCATTTTATGATTCAAAATACCCACTTTATGTGGGTATTTTTTTGACTGAAGGTAAATAATATTGTTAAGAAAAAATGTGTCAATATTTTTTAAACAAATTTTAAAAAAACGGTTGACTTTTCTTATCTAGGCATTTATAATAGGAAACAGTTATCTACATGGTGTAGATAGCGAACATGGCTAACATGGCAAACATAGGAGAAATTTATTATGGCATCTTTAGCAGAAATTCGAGCAAAACTCGCAAACATGGAATCCAAAGGCGGTTCCTCTCAAACCCAAAGCGATAACGCAATTTACCCACACTGGAACATTGATGAAGGCACTTCAGCAGTACTGAGGTTCTTGCCTGACAGTGATCCTGACAACACATTTTTCTGGGTAGAAAGACAAATGATTCGTTTGACTTTCCCAGGAGTTGTAGGTGGTGAAACAAAACCAGTTACTGTACAAGTACCTTGTGGTGAAATGTATGGTGATACATGTCCAGTATTAACTGAGGTACGTCCTTGGTTTAAAGACTCAAGTCTTGAAGACATGGGCAGAAAGTATTGGAAAAAACGTTCATACATATTCCAAGGTTTTGTAACAGAGAATCCTCTTAACGAAGAGTCTCCAGAAAATCCAATTAGACGTTTCGTTATTTCCCCACAAATCTTTAACATTATCAAATCAGCATTGATGGACCCAGACATGGAAAACATTCCTACTGATTATGTTAATGGTACAGACTTTAGGGTTACAAAAACAACTAAAGGTCAATACGCAGACTACAGCACATCTAAATGGGCAAGAAAAGAAAGTGCATTAGATGAAACGCAACTTGCGGCCATTGACTCAAATGGTTTATATAACCTTGCTGACTTTTTACCAGCAAAACCTGATGCAAGTGGTTATCAAGCAATTAGTGAAATGTTTGAAGCCAGTGTGAACGGTGAACTTTATGATCCTGCAAAATGGGGTAACTACTACAAACCATATGGTGTAGAAGTTCCTTCGACAGCAGTTCAAAAGCCAACTGAATCAGCACAACCTAAAGCAGAGGTTGCAACACCAGCACCAGCACCAGTTGCTAGTGAACCTGTTGCAGAATCGGCTCCGGTTGCTGAAACACCTGCACCAGCACCAGCAGTAGAAGAAACAGCAAATGCAGACGCAGGAAAAAAATCAGCAGATGATATTCTTAACATGATTCGTAGCAGACAATCATCATAAGGAGAATACATCATGCAAAAACCATTTGACTTAACAAAGTTCAGAACTGGACTGACTAAAAGCATTACAGGTATTAGTGCAGGTTTTCATGACCCAAGAGATTGGATAAGCACTGGTAGTTACACACTAAATTATTTAATTAGTGGAGACTTTAATGGAGGTATTCCTCTAGGTAAGGTTAGTGTATTTGCAGGAGAGTCCGGCTCTGGTAAATCGTTTATATGTTCTGGTAACATTGTAAAAAATGCACAAGACCAAGGTTGTCAAGTTGTGTTGTTTGATTCAGAGAACGCACTTGATGAAGCATGGTTACAAGCATTAGATGTTGACACTAGTCCTGAGAAACTTCTCAAAATTAGTGTAAGCATGATTGATGATGTTGCTAAAGCACTATCTGAATTTATCAAAGATTATAAAACAAACTATGGCGATCTTCCTTATGAAGAAATGCCTAAGTTAGTTTTTGTGATAGATTCATTAGGCATGTTACTTACTCCAACTGATGTAGATCAGTTTCAGAAAGGTGACTTGAAAGGTGATTTAGGTAGAAAGCCTAAGGCTTTAACTGCCCTAATCCGTAACACAGTTAATTCAATTGCTCCATTTCCAATTGGATTAGTTGCTACTAACCACACTTATGCATCGCAAGACATGTTTGACCCAGATGATAAAATAAGTGGCGGGCAAGGCTTCATCTATGCTTCTAGCATAGTTGTAGCAATCAAAAAACTTAAACTCAAGGAAGACGAGGACGGTAATAAGACATCAACAGTACAGGGTATTCGTGCCGCTTGTAAAGTTATGAAGTCTCGTTACAGTAAACCGTTTGAAGGAACCCAAGTAAAAATTCCTTATGAAACTGGAATGGATCCATATAGTGGCCTATTGGAAATGTTCGAGGCAAAAGGAATTGTTGTTAAGACGGGTAATAAACTTGAGTACACTTCCCCTGTTACCGGAGAAGTCATCAAAGAGTTCAGAAAACAATGGACTGGTGAGAGACTTCAGGTAATTATTGATGAGTGGGGGCAAAATCCTACAGCACAAGACGACGTGATTGATGTAGGAGATGTTGACCCTGACGAGTTTGATGATATAACAGATGAAGGAGTATTAGATGAGTCCTGAAGTAGCATTGCTAAATGAAGTATGGGAAAGTGTCAAAGGACACATTGCCCAAAAAGAAAAACTTCATGAAGCAGAAAAACTTCTACGTTTATTTGACGAAAGTCTTGATATGCATGAAATTGATGCTTATGCAAATGAGTTTGATAAAGTAATGAAGGCGGCCATTGTCAGTTACTATGATGATGGTTACGAAGAAGAAGACTATGACGACTATAATAACGACTGGGAGTAACTTGTGAGTACTTGGTATGGCAAAATAGTTGATGACTTAGGTAGTATAATAGATAGTATATCTTATTACGAAAAAGAACTTGACGAAGCCAAGTATGAATGCAGGATAAAAGGCAGTCTGGAGAAATCCAGTTCTGCCTTGCCTGGCATTACAGAACATAGATTTAATCAACTTCAAGAAATTGAAGCAATACTAGAACACCTAAATATTGAGTTGCGTAAAGAACGCAGTAAAGTATTTAGAAAATATTTAGAGAATTACAATAGACAACTTTCCAGCAGAGACGCAGAAAAGTTTGTTGATGGCGAAGATTCGGTTGTTACCTTAACACACCTAACTAATCAATTCAGCCTTTTGAGAAATCAATACCTTGGGATAATGAAGGGTCTTGATACAAAGCAATGGCAAATTGGACATATAACCAGATTGCGTACAGCAGGTATGGAAGATATTGTAATTGATTAGGAGAGGTGGCTGAGTGGCTTAAAGCACTTCCCTGCTAAGGAAGAGTACGGGTAACTGTACCGAGGGTTCGAATCCCTCCCTCTCCGCCACGTTTGGATAGCATGTATGAAACCTATAATAATAGAAAATGCAGTTTCAAAAGAATATTTAACATTCTTAGAGAACATGCCTGAAGAATGGACAAAGTCGAGAATTAATAATGCAAAACTTTCTACAAAAAGAAGGTCTTGGTTAAAATCATTAACAGGTAATCGCAAAGTACAAGATACTTTAAGACCTATATTTGAACAATATCCAGACATAGAAACAAATGCTTTTATAGAATCTCATCTAATATTGTATAATGATTATGAACTTGGAACACATGAATTGCACCAAGATGTGTTTTACAGTGAACAGCATGAAGATGATATAGGTGCAATAGTTAGAAAACTTAGTATGTCATTGTTAGTATCGGATGATTTCACTGGTGGCGAATTACACATTATGGGGGAACACATACCATTAAAGAAAGGAGATGCAGTTGTATTTCCTAGTTTTTTACCACATGTTGTACATCCAGTTGAATCTGGCAAAAGACTTGCACTAGTTTCTTGGAAATATGGTCCGCATTGGAAATAGGAGATAATAATGATATATGGCATTGGCACAGATATAATAAATTTAGAAAGAAGTTGGACATCTAATTTTAAAAAATTGTGTGAAAAAGTTCTTACAGAAAATGAAAATAAACTATTAGATGACTTACCTCAAAAAATGCAAACATCATTTTTTGCCAAACAATGGGCAATGAAAGAGTCTATTTGTAAAGCATTTGGAACAGGATTTAGAGATGTAGTTATACCATCTAATATGGAAATTTTGCGTAATGAAAGAGGCAGACCTGTGCTATATCCACTAGGTCCTCTCAAAGATCTCATGGAAAACGAGCAAATTTCAGCATGTCATTTGAGTGTTTCGGACGTAGAAAAGCATGTAATTGCCGTTGCAACACTAGAAAGTTCTGCAATATCAAGCACTTAAAATCCTCACAAAACGGTTGACAAACTTGTAGATGATGCTAATATATACATATTAATTAAATAAGACCGTGGGAGGCTTATATGACACAAAACGTTAAAATTATACAAGGCACTTATAGGAATGCGCCAATTACGGATACCGTATTCCCATTAGTTAAGCCTATTCAATATGGCAAGAAAGGCATGTTTGTTACTGTTGATGCTTCTAAAGTATTAGATCCATC